TAAAAAAGGCAAACCATCTCCACATAAAGGCAAAAAATTTCCAAAATTAAAAGGTTCAAATAATGGTATGTCTAAACCACAATCTAAACACAAATTATCAATGCGAGTAACAGGCAGGAAAATGTTAACAAGACCTGATGGTACTAGATTTTGGACATATCCAAATACAGATTGTTTGGTTAATAAGGAACAATCTGCAAATCCCCATTCGTCTTAACCGTTTAGGCGGCTAGAGCGAAGCGGCTATCATTAGCTGCGTTTACTTTGATTTAGTGTTTACGTCTTCTCTGACGATTCTCCAGTTTTCTACTTGTTGCCCTGTCGAAACCATGGCATCCCCATCAAAAGCATACTATCTCTACTTAAAGTTTATCAGCAAGCCGACTCACAGTATGCTTTTGGTGGAGATGGGGGGAGTCGAACCCCCGTCCAGAACACTTTTCAATTACCTTCACCGAATTACTGAATCGCAAAAGTCTTTTTATGTTTCAATGACTTTAGCGTAATCTTACGATACAAACGCTTGGCCTTTCTCATATTCTTTTTGAGAATGGCAAGATAGTATCGTTTAATTAGTTTTTTCGTTTTCATCTTTATATTATAACACAATTAGGTCAAATGTCAATCATCTTTTGCATTTGCACCACATTTTGCCTTCTTAGCTGCTGTAAGTTTACCATAATCAACTGGCCATTCTTGACCAACTGGCAACTCTTTAGCACCTGGAGGGAAAGCAAACTTAACACCTGCTGATTGTTCGATTGTACCTGCACCAACACGGAACTTTGTCAAATCATTACCTAGATTTGGATATGGTGCAACATGAGGGAATGACCATGCAGCTACTTCGTTTGTTTGATTGTTGATTACAATTTTATAAAATGCATGAGGTACAACTACACCTGCACCAATTTTCTTGTCTGTATTATCATAGATAGCACCGACATAAACTGTATATGTCTGGTTTCTTTGAACGGACCATCCTCTTACAGAGGTCTCTAATAGTTTCCATATGCCACGGTTCAAAGATCCAGCTTGCGGTGCCATATTGGTCATCAAAAAACTTTCATACTCTACTTGTGGGTCCCAAGATAAATCGCCATCAGGTGACTGGTGACCTTTATCGTAACCTGTACCTGCATAATCTTGCGGTGTTGGGCCGTTTTGAATTGATTGGTCAGCAGCAAATGCATTTGTTCTTGCTACACAACCTAGTGCATGGTCTGGTGTCAATTCATATGTAACGAATTTAGGAATCTTTGCAGCAGCATCGTAACCTACTAAGTATGCTTGACGGCAAATTGGTGCAACACCGTTAGTTGCTGGAAATCCATATGGTGCGTGTACTGCACAGTTTTGAATTGGTTCAGGCTGACGTTGTGTCCATGCAAAACTATTAATGCTAACAAGCATCAATAGAGAGATGAGAATCTTTTTCATTTATTATCCTTATAGTATTGAATCGCTTCGACCAAACCTTGTATATGGTCAGCGGTCTTTTCTTTAAATATCAAAGGCTTTGAATCTTCTACTGCCATTATAATGACCAAATCATTGATAGGTGTGCCAATCAATTCTTCGTACATAAGAGCATAAGCCGTTGTCTGCCAAAAATAATCTAATATGTCATCACGGTTCTTAACCCGTTTAGATGTCTTAAAGTCAATGACTGATAAAACACCTTCATATTCACCTATACAATCGACACGACCAGCAAGGCCTAATTGCGTTGACCATAGAGCCTGTTCCTGATAATGTATATTATTTATAAGGTTGAGATGTGGTTTGATAGATTTGAACATCTCATGTGCATCTGGCATAGCACCATTAAAGTATTTTGGATCATTATTTAAATACTTTTCACATAGACTGTGTACATTAGTACCACGACCAGATGCCTTTTTAGCAATTTTGTTTGCTTCTTCGTGACCAACCCTATTACGCCACTCCATGATGGCCTGTTTCTTCATTGCACCTAAAACTGTTGTTACTGATGGCAATTTCTCGCCTGTAACTGGTATAGTATAGAATCTTTTGCCGTCAGGAAATGTTTCTGATTTTAGGTCTTGTAGTTGTTTTGGTGGGCAGTATGTGAACATGGTTCGTTATCTTCAAATCTAATTTTGGCCAAAATATATTCTTTCACTAAACTAGAACGCACGATATCATCTGCCGTAAATTCAATCTTAGTAAAAGAACTCATATGCATAGCGATATCAAAAAACTTTAATATACCGCTCATGTCATTCTTCTTCTTATTTAAGTCTGTCTGCCTGTAATCACCGCACCAAATAATTTTTGAGCGATAACCAACACGAGTCATAACTGTATCAATTTCTTCAAATGTTAGATTCTGCATCTCATCAACAATAATGATAGCATCATCAAATGACATACCACGAATGAATGATGTTGAAATGAACTTTACAAAACCTTGTTCTTCTAATCTTTGATACGCATCTTTTCTACCAAACAATGTCTCACATATTTGGACATAAGGTTGTTGATAGATTTCCATTTTTTCGTTCACATCGCCGGGTAAATGTCCCATCTCTCTCGACTGAACTGCTGACCTTACGATAATAATCTTATCAAAAGGATTTGATTTATCTAATACTTCTTCTAGTGCTTTATACATTGCACAAAATGTTTTACCTGTGCCTGCTACGCCATGTAGTGCAACAAAGTAATCACCTTGTTTGTATGCATTAAAAAACTTCTTTTGATTATCTGTTAAAGGTTCAAAAGTTTTTAAATCATCAATTCTTATCTTTAATGCATTGTTTGGTTTTGGTGCCTCTTTAAACTCCTGTGATTGAGTTGAATCGACTAATACTGGCTTTCTTTTGTTTGTTGCCATTAAAACTCCTTAGATTGTTTTTATTATTAGAAAGTGCAGGAGTTTTTTCCGCTACAGGCTTTTTTTCATGTACACCTCTTTTCGGTAATAGTAGAGCAGGAATTTGCATTTTAATTTGGAACTAAGGCGCTTCTGTAACAATTACAGTTAGCGTCTAGAATGGCTTCCCAATGATAGCCATATGGTGCTTGTGGTGGTACAACTTGTGGTGGTTGATAGATTGGTTGTGGTTGAACTACAACAACTTCAGGTCGTCTAGGTTGTGCCAATTCATAACCGATTACACCGCCAATTACAGAAGGTACGACCCAACCAAAACCTGGACGATACACATAGTGACCGCCACCATGATGCCATCCTTCAGCATGAGATGCAATACATGAACCCATACCGGCACAAAGAATTAAAGTATATAATAGTTTTTTCATCACCACTCCCTAGGTAGTTTAGTTTTATGACCAGACATAGTATTTCCAGGAATTGTTTCCTTCATACGTTGAATTACGCCACGCTCAAAAGCGGCATGAGGTTGTCCAATACCTGGTACATTCATTCTTGCTCCGTCACCAAATACGGGAAGATTTTCTGCTGTGAAAAATCTGGTGAGGTTAGGATTTTGTTCTTTGAATTCATCAAGCTTAGTATAAGACATAATATGTTCTTCTACTTGACCTGTTTCACTATTCATAAATTGATAAGTTGGCATCAGTAAGTCAATCCTAGTTCTTCGTTGATATCATGTAATTTTTGCATGGCCATTTCTGATAGCCATTTAGGTCTATCTCTACTATTTAGTTTTCCTTTCCATGACCAAAGGTGTTTCTTGTTGGTGAAATAGTAGTTGTGATATGATTGAATAGAATTGCCAGGTACTTTAACATCATCAGGCATCGCTGGTGTTGGTTCAGTAAATGGTGCATGAGCAGGAATATTCATTGGTGGGTACATCAACTCATCAACAAGACCTGTTGCTTGAGTTTTATGGACTTTGCCGTAACGATAGGTATATTCTGTACACAAAGCGTCTAGGAGTTTCCATAGCCAAACATAGTTTGCATAAGATTGCCTAGACCATATTGCTGAAGGATGATTGAGATGAGTAGCAACATAGAGCTTAGACTCACGGTCGTCAGGAAGAACATATCGAGTTTGTTTTCGACCAGACTCAGAGAGGCCAGTAGACAAAGTGCCATCAAGAACACGGTGAGCAGTAGAAAGAAGTTGAGCATATTCAAGTATCATTTTTACCACGTGCTTGTCACAATGCATTTGAGCACAAATACGTGGGTCGTTGTCAAGGTAAAATATATTCATAGTGTAACCATTATAACATAATAAAATTGTTTTGTCAATACTTCCAATCGGTACAATAGCCAAATTTCTTAATCTTTGCCAAACCTTTTTCGCATCTTTCACCGATATCAGTACGATATTGTGGATCATTACCAAGTTTGATTTTCTTTACCAAATCATATGCTTTATCTTTTGCTTCAGAGATGGATTTACCAACACCGGTACATACCAAAATATAGGAACCGGCCGTGCCCCACTCTGGTACATCTTCAACCAACTTATCGTCAATCATTTTGACTGTTTTGGTGAGTTTAATTTCGCATGGGTGTACATTGTCTATCTCATCGCCTTTGAGGTCGTCCGTGAGTATAGGGAAGTCTAGGTAGTCTTCCTCATCACGCTTATTGAATGGGAAGTCTGCATTTGCCATGACAACACCAACGCAGGTCATTTCTTTCGCCTTGAATGTTTTGGAGTTACCTTTAACTACATCTAACATCCATTCTGCTGGATCATCACACTCAATACAAGGTTGCATAATGTTCCACATTGGATAACCTGGTCTTGCTGTCCATTCCATTGGCCATGGTGTACCATCTTTTTCGTCAATGATAACATTCATGTCAAGCATACCAACATAACCAATTTCTTTGAGTGTTTTTTCCATTGGCTTCATTAACATATCTGCCAATTTGGAGTTCTTTGTGTAACGAGTAACTGTACCCATTTCGCCTGTGTTAACGCCAAGGTCTCCGTTCATTTGCTTTTTGAACTCCCAACCTTCACACCAGAAATCACACCAACCGCCAGGTCCAAAAATACCTGTAACAGCAATCTCTACGCCTTTATGAAAGTCTTGTAGAATGAATGGTGATGATGGCTTACCTTTTTCTTTGCGTTTCATTAAGAAACCAATAAGGTCTGCTTCGTCTTTTGCTACATATGATAAAGTTTTATCTTCTTCTTCACCACATGGTTTGCAAACATAACGCTTTGGATTTTGTTTGATGAATTGAATTGCTTTGTCGTAATCTTTAAATTCATATGACGGAATAATTGCACCGCCAAATTTTTTGATTACATCTTGACCATACATACGGTCTAATTCAAGTTTAGCTGCACGCTTACCAGGTCCAAATACAGGATAACCCTTCTTAATATATTCATCAAGCTCATCCATGAACTCTAGGTTGTCTGCTGAAAAGATTAAATCAGCAACCTTCATGTAAGGTTTCCATTGGTCTACTTTATCAACTAGGCCTTCACCAATATGTTTAGCACGAGAACCTTTTGTATATAATTTGACTGTGTGACCGTGTGCCACGCAACGGAGGCACCAGTCTAGTGTAAGACCTGACGGGTCAATTACTAGAATAAGCATGAGATTTCCTAAG